AGTAAAAATACCTGTCTGTGCGTTTTGTTGTTGAATTTGATTTTGTAAAGTAGCAGCTTGTACTTGACCGCTATACTGAGCTTGTGTAGCAGAGCCAGGAGTTTGTGTAGTAGCTCCTGACAAAGTACCTAATTGACTATAAAGTTGATTATAGTATTGATTAAAAATATTCTGACCATAACCTTGCAAAGCAGCCGATTGAGCACCTGACTGTAACGTCCCTGAAGCAGCTCCAGCAGCTTGTTGAGTATTTACACCTTGTGCTAAAGTTTGTTGATACCCAGGCTGAGACAACACAGAACTAGGATTAGTCATCATGCTATATAAATTATTAGCAGCCCACTGTCGACCACTTGTACTACCTGTGGAACTTCCTGTCCCAACTGCTGAAAAAGGATCGTATGTAGATAAAGGAGGAGTTGCAGGTGCTGATGCACCGCCACCACCGCCACCACCGAAGATTGAACTTACTATGCCACCCATGAGAACTCCTTAAATATATTTGCTAAATAGCTTTTCAACGAATCTGTATCCTAGGTACTCAAATAACTTGCTATTATCTTGATGTACTTTTGTGGAACAGAGTATTTTATTAACATGCAGGCTCTTAAGAGACTGTTCAGCGAATTGGAACAGTTTAATGCCTGTCCTACCTTTTCTATGCTGTTTACGTAAAAAGTAAATATCTTCGTAAGCAGTTAAACAAGTCTTTACATGTAAATGTCTAGATATAATATAGAGAATGTAACCAATCAATTCTCCATCACTTCTACATGTGACAAGCTGAATCATTCCAGCATTGTCTAAATTCTTATATTGATCCCAATCAAGATCAAGTGCTTCATTGTTTGCTACAGGTGCTTCTACTTCTTCATAATGCTCAGGATAGAGAATTGCTAATTCAGGGACTACATCTGAATATTTCTCTACCTGATAAGTAATCATTATTAAGTCCTATATTGTAACTCCGTAGGAGCACTTTCTTCCAACTCACCAATATCAAAGTCAACCTCGGCTGCTAAGAGACGTAAAGGCTGACTATCTGTACACAAAAACTCCCATGCTCTACGACGTGCTGCACCACTTTGGTACACTTGTGGACGAGTCTTATTTAAATTTACTGCACGATAAGGAGACCAATTTTTGTAGTCATCATCAGTATGTCTAATGTTCATAACTGCAGGGATTTTATCTCCTACAATCTCTAAACGACCAAAGAACTTACGCTTAGTAGTGCCACCATCAATAATATCTGTTACAGTACGATAATAAATAGGAGCACCAGAATCATTGTAAACACTATCAGACATCGTGTATAGTGTGCCATTATCATCATCTAACAAATAGTAAGTATCGCTAATCTGTGTAAAGAAGCTAGGACGGAAGTACTGTTCAGCATAGATTCCTGGAACTCCTGAACCTACATCTCCAACAGCCCACATAGTCCATTGAGTCCAAACCTTTTCATTTACATCGTATACTATTGTAACATTTAAGTCAGCTAATGTCAAGACATAAAATGTATGTCCATTGATACGAAGGGAATAAGCCCTAATATCAGTTAAAGTACTATTCTGTAGAATACGGTCAATAAACGGTGTAGAAAGCTTTGTAGGGGCTGTTCCTGAGATGGCATAGACTGAAGGGCCTGCATCTCTAGAAGTACCTACCCAAACTATAATGTTCTCAAAACTAACGATAGAATCTCCGTTAGCACAGCCAAGCTCAATATGGTAAGGAGCAGCAACTGCCAAAGGGGAACCTGGGTATGTACCTGCATCGTAGAACCAATCAATAGACCACTGTCCAAAAGAAATAATGTAGTTTAAATGTTTACCTATACCGACTAAAGCGTCTGGTTCAGCTTCGGCAGTAATGTAATTTAAAGCATTCCAAGTCGTAGGGTCATTAGGATTAGATGTATAAATCTCACCATTAGGACTAGCAATAACAGTATAAGTATCTAGATAACAAGCACCTGGGACTAGAGGCCCTGAAGGGAAACCGCTAAGCTGTGCAGAGGCTGTTGCTCCTGAACCTGTGGTAGCTGAGAAGGTAAGTGTAATAGTATCAGAAGAAGTATATCCTGAACCTTTATTAACAATAGTAACACCTGTTACTACACCACTGGTAGTCTGTACAGTACCTGTAGCAGTTGTACCGCCACCTGAAGGGGCTGAAAAAGATACTGTGACATCGCTAGAATAATTGGAACCACCAGTAAGAATAGTAACGCCAGCAATAGAGTCATTAGTAACTTGACTAAAAGCTCCTGAACTGCCATCAATAGTATAACCGTTCACTTGATTATGCACAAACAAATAAGTATTGTTAAGAGTCTGCTCAAAGTAACAAGTAGCATAACCACCGTTAACAAGACCTGTCATTGTCCCTACAGTTGTTCTAGCACCTGTATTAGGGTCAATCTTATAAATGACATTATTAACTACTGCGTATAGATTACCCTTAAATAAGGTCAATCCTTGTCCCTGTCCTGAAGGCATTGCAGGAGTAGTGACAAAAGTAGATGTACCAGGACGCTTGACAAACTCACGCTTGCTATTAGTCATCTCAAAATAACCGTTAACACATTTAGAGTCTGTGTTTAAATAGCCATTACGAGTCTCAATAGGCTGAGACAGAGGTATTCTAACAATAGGCATTAGTTAGGTTTTCCAAAGGTTACGTTAGCCATACGAAGGTCAGCTTGGAAGAATGTAGAAGTAGCTTCAACGTCCCAATCATTAAGATCATCTTGGTACATCTTAGCACGTGCTGCAATCTCTGCACGATGATTAGCAGGTACACTATATTCAATAGCTAATTGGTCTGCTAAGTTCCAAACTAAAGTATTCATCCATTCAGCAGGAAAATCAGGAACTTGACTACCTGTATTAACATCATCCATAGGTTGTTGACATACAAAGTAAAGATTGTATTGTGAAGCAGCATTTTGGTCAGGAGTTAAATAGACATACAAATCACTCCAGTTCTGACGAACATTGCAGTACACAGAGTTAGCAACACCTGTAGAAAACTTAGAACCAAGTGTGTCATACTCTTGTTTGCTTAGTAACTGCATAGGGGTATCAATAGGAGGGTTAACGTTGTATTGACGTAACCATGCTTGAATAACCTTTAAAGGCTTTGCAGTGTCTAAATCTGTAGAAGGATTTAATGAAGCAGGCCCAATAGAATATACTGTTTGACCGTTAACAATAGGAATATATAATTCATTAACTTTCCATATCTTTAAACCCTTAGTAGCCATTTGTTTGACTAAAAGATTTAAAGCTAAAGAAGCATTAGCAGTAGTAGCTGCATCAGGAGTATCACCAAGCTCAAGTACGCCTAGTTTGCGTAGAGCAAGCTGAATAATTTGGTCTCTCGTCACAGTAAAAACAGAACTCATTTTAATCCTTTATTCCGTTTAGTTTCGGATATTTTACGTTTAGTTTCATCAGAATGTTTTTTACCTAATCTATTTGTATTCCCTACTGCTCTTTTATTACCAAGTAAAGATACTTTAATTTTTTGTTTAGTTTCTTCAGATAACGTTGTACCTGTTTTAGTAAGAGCTATTTTTTCAATAGACTCTTTAGACATTTTCTTGCCAGTCATAAAAGCCTTACTTGCTTTACTAATCTTTTTTAAAGATTCTTCAGTATGTTTGTAACCTGAAGTGCCTTCGCCACCTTTAGTAATATTACACAAAGTATAGCCAAGATGTTTTAATTGATCTATGCGTTCAATTTCAAGCAATAATGCAAGTTCTTCGTCTAAATCTGTAGCAATAAAAGAGACTATAAATCCACCAGCTTTATTAACAATATTATTCCAATATTGATTACGATGGTGTTTACTATAAGCACGTTTATCTTTTCCCTTGCCTACGTAAAACACTTTATTCGTATCGCTACGAATGTGTTCATATACATAGCAAGTACTAGACATAATTAGGTTCCAAATAAGACTTTAAGGGCTTTATCTAAGCCTACAGTTTGTGCAAGAACAACAGCCAAAGCACCAATAGCAAGGTACTTAATCTGTGATAAGTTTTTTTCTATAGAGTGCATAGTACTTGTTAAGTCCAAAGTACTTTCACGAAGTTCTTTAATATCTTCTTCATGATTGTCTGTTCGGACTTCAAGACGTACTACCCTGTTTTCAAGCAGGTCTGACATTTAATATTTACCTTCAGCAAATACATTTACAAATACTGTGCCATCTTCTAATGCTTCAATTTCATGCCATTCGCCAGCAGGAAGATTTAATGGTGTAGAGTTTTTATCTATTGTGTAGCTACGACCTTCAAGACTTACCAAACAAGAACCAGAATGACAAACAGTTGCATGGCTATAAATATGTTCATGCTTTGGCAAACCTTCGCCTTTATTTGCATGATAAACATTAAGCTGTGCCCCATCATAAGTAAAACTATGGGCAGTTCCTATATTAGTAACCATTATGCAGTTGTAGTTCCGCTAGTTGTTGGTTGTTTTATTGGTGCTGGTTGTGGTTCGTTGGTTGTTAATACAGAACCATCCCAAGTAAATCCAATAGCACCACCACCTAATTGTTCTGTTAAAACATAATTAGTTTTATCTGAAGATAATTTCCAAACCATTGTTAGGGTTGTGTCTTGGATAAGCTGAATAGAATCTGCTGGTGGTGTCCAATCTTGTGTATTACCATTCCAAACAACAATATTAGTTACAACATTATTTTCAATAATTAAATAGTTTTGAGTTGTCATTTTATTTCCCTATTACCATTCAAATACAACAATGCCTTGTTTACCAGCACCGCCATTAGGTCTTCCACCATTAGCTCCGCCACCACCATTGCCCCAACCATTTCCACCAGCACCTCCAGCCGAAAATGATTGAAAACCACCGCTTTGCCCACTTTGACCAGCAATATTTAATGTTCCTCCTGATACCGAACTTGTATTTGCTGAAATAGTGGTAATAGATTGAGTTCCCGATGCAACAGTAGAAGTTCCTCCACCACTTCCACCAACTGTTACGGCTAAAGTCCCTCCTGGTGTTAGTCCAGTTAAATATGCAATAGCAACAC